CCCACGTTAATGGATAATGACGAAAATGAAACGAATTCTAAAGGAAAATGTTGCCACCTATTGCCTTATGCTCGCAATGTTTTTCAATCCACTAGGATTCGACATAATGTTCAAATCAATTTTGGATTACACAAGTTCTTATTGGATTACCACAGGAATTTTTTATTTTATTTCAGCTTTGTTCTTTGGGTTGTATTTCTTATTGCGAAGTAAAAAATGAATATCAAAAAACTTATCAAAAAAGTTCTTACAGAATCAGTGGAAAAACCACTTATCTCGGAACACCTTAATTATCATATAACAAATGATGTACCATTAAATGATAACATTTTCAGATTTGGTTCTGAGGAATTCTTTAATGTTATTAACGAAGCTCGTGAGTTATATTACGAGGGAATGGTTGAATTAAACGAAGATGATGTTGAACTTGTTGAATCTGATTTTGGAACACAGGTTAAATTATCAAGTGGTAGAGTTATTTACTTGGATACTCCGATGGAAGAATCATTTATCTCTGAAGCTGAGTATAACGGAAAGAAAGTTGAAATCGGTAAACCAAGAAGAAATAGTGGTGGTGGAAAGAAATATGTTGTTTATGTTAAAAACCCGTCAACAGGTAGAGTTAAGAAGATTTCATTTGGTGATGTTCATGGTGGTTTAACAGCTAAGGTATCTAACCCTAAAGCTCGTAAATCATTCGCTGCAAGACATCAGTGTTCTAAAAAGAAAGATAGATTAACTGCGGGGTACTGGGCATGTAGACTCAATCGCTTTGGTTACCTCTGGGGCGGTAAAACTTATCCAGGATTTTGGTAATATGAAACCGTATAAAGATAGAAAACTAACAGAAACTTCAAAGATTAGAGTTTTTAAATCCAATGTTGATAGTGGTGAACTACAATGGCATCGTGATAGAGAAGATAGATTGATTGAAGTGGTACAAGGTGATGGATGGAAATTTCAAATGGATAATCAACTACCTATAGAGTTAACTGAAGGACAAGTATTATTAATCCCTGAAGGAACTTATCACAGAATATTCAGAGGAACGTCTGATTTGGAATTAAAAATTGATTTTATTTAGTAATTCTATCAACGATTAAATCCATAAGTCGTTTTAAGAAATTACCTGAAATTGTTATCAATCCAAATGCTGATAATGATTTAACTAACATTTCAGTATCTTTCATATCCCATATACCTTCAGAGACAGCGTCATATATCATTGGTATGATTGGAACCAAGAATGCGTAACTTAACATATTTGTTACACTGAATGCAGATAAATTCAAACTCTTTAAAAAACCTGCCAAAACAGTTTTAAGTTGATTGGCTTTAATTGCCCCCAATTTAAATGATTCTTCAAGTCCGTCTTCTTTAATCTTTTTAATAATTGATTTGGTAAAACTTCTTTCTTGAAAGAATATTACTGACGCAATACCGGCAGCAATTAATGATGAATCTTTTTCTGTTAACTCAGGTACCTGTCCATTTAACCATTGCATAATTGGACTCATAAACCCTCCGATTGATGCTCCCCATGTGAGCATCATCTTTAAGTTTATTGAAACATGAGTTTTAGTGTCTTCTACAATCTTTTTTGTTAGTTCAACACCATTTTCTTGAACTTCTTTAATCCTATCATTTATTGCTTCAAGGATAATTTGCTTTTGAGATTCTTTAATTATATATTTCATTATATTTATAAATATATGAGTAAGAAATTAAATCCTGAACTTAAACCTGGTGATAGAATTGTTATCATTGAACTTTTCGGTGAACCTCAATTATCGTTTGGTGACAGAGGAACTGTTAAAGGAATACAAAAAGGGCCTGGATTTATTCAGTATGTTGTTAAATGGGACAACGGGTCGGGTCTTTATTTATTGGATGAAGATAAATGGATGTATGAATCTGAGTTTGATGAAATGAAGGAAAGAAAACAAAAAAGAAATATTCAAGAAAATCTGTCAACTGATTTAACACAACATGCTCAGTTAATAAAACATTTCAACATGTTGTTTTTAAAACGATATTTAAATAAATTAAGAGAATCTGGTGTCGTTAACATGTTGGCGGCTTCACCGTATCTTTATATGGGTAAAGAAAGATTGGCTCACGAACATAAGTATAATGATACTAACGAAGCGTTCGATGAATTAGTTAATATGGCCGATAAAGCTCAAGGTGAAATGGTGAACGGAGTAATAAGTATAATTGAAGAAGAAAATAAAGAAGTGACCGTAGAAAGAATTAATTCTTATTTAAAAAGATACGCTCCAAAAATTATTTCGTTTTACGCAAATTACTTTTAAAGTAAAAACAAAGGATTTCTTTCACCAAAATGTCCACCAACAATGTTGTAGTAATAATATTCTAAAGCGTCTTCATAAGACATATCTTTTTGTAATGACTCAAGTATTTTGTCACGTGAATAAAGTATTCTCACACCATTACCAAACTCTTCAACAACTCCTGTAATACAATCATCAAATCCGTCTAATAGAATTGCTCCTTCGGCCAATTCCTCTACTTCTTCTCTTGTCATTTGTTTTTATATTCTTCTAATGTAATTCCTTCAGTATCTTTATCACTAATTTTCATTTTAAAGTTAAAACCTCTCATATATTTTGAGATAATATCTTTTACTTCTTCTATTGTATCCCATTGAATGCATCCTTCATGTTCTTTAGAATATTCATTATCCACCAAATAATTAACGATTGTTCCACTTTGAAGTGTTAAAAATCCGTGAGCGTATCCTTTTGGTACATATACCGCTTCACCTGAAGTTAAAACAAATGTTTCAAGTTTACCAAAGTCTTCACTGTCTTTATCCAAGTTAACAACAAAATCAATAATCTTTCCTTGAATAACGGAAACTAATTTGGATTGAGCCATTGGGTTATCTTGATAGTGTAATCCACGGAAGACAAATATATCGTCGTTTACGCTAATGTTTGATTGAACCCACTTGTCAGAAAGTTTGATTGGGGTGAAAGACCCACGGTGGTCTTTAAAAACTGGTTGTAATAGTTGATAAGGTTTTTCCATGTGTAAAGTATAATAAATTAATATTATTCAATCAACCATATATTTATTTAGAAAACAATTATATATGAGAAACGCATTTTTTTTGAATATTACTAACGAAGAAAAACAATCAATCCAAGATAGACATAGAAGTTTGTATGACGGATATGCAACAAATGGTGACACTGCACCAAAGATGGAACGTATTAAAGTTGAAAACTTGGCATTAGATGAAAAAGGAATTACCGTATCTAATATGGGTGAGGTTAAAGAATATACAAACACAGAAGTTAACAGAAAACTTAAAAAAGTTTGTGATGAGTGTAATGGTTTATATGAAGGTGAAATGTGCGAGTGTGGTACAGGTAAAATGTATGAAGAGAAAAGTACTTGCAATGAGTGTGGAACTGAAATGAAAGAAGGTGAGACATGTGAGTGTGGAAAAGGATATACTATGGAAGAAATTGAAGAGGGTATTAAAATCAAATCAAAAGCTTCTTTAGTACAAGAACAAATCAATGAATCACTTAAGTGGTTTAAAAAAATCATTTAATAAAATGAAAATCAAGGAAATTGTTGATTACTATTACAATCCAAAATCTGAAATCATACAAGTTAGTTTCAGATTAAACGAGGATGGTGAAGACGAAATAAGAGAACATGAATTTGAACTGGACTTTGTTGAAAAGTCCGGTTTTTTTATTTTGGAAAACTATGATTATGAATCAAGTGATTTCCCAATTATATATGAAGAAGATACTGACGAATTAATTATTGATGAAGAAGCGTCAGACGAAAAAGAATACGAAGTAGACAAAAGTGAATTAAAGGATTTTATGGAAGATTATTATAAATCAAACCCAAAGAAAATTCCACCTTCGTTTTTATTCTAATAACTCCACTTTTTTTATTGGTTAACTTATATTTATGTAATAATGGTACACGACGTTGATTACATAATTTCATTACTTAAAGAATTAACTACTGATAATGGAAAAAAAAGTAGTAAAGATGAATTAGGTGAACAAGACGCTGCGGCTGGCGGTGGCGGTGGAGGAACATCTAACACAAACAAGAGAGGTAGTAATTGGGATGAATTATATACTATAACTCGTGGTAAAGCCAATATGTTAGGTAAAAAAGGTGAGAAATGGCAATCAGGAGTTAAACGTGGAACCGCAAATCAAGTTTGGTAAATGAACTCAAATCAAAAAGAAATATTAGAGAGAGTGTTGTTAATGATGAAATACGATTCATCAAAGACTTTGAATGAGAACACTCAGTTAATAATTGAACAATATACTTGGCCAACAACATTAAAGTTGGGTTTAGAATTATCTAAAAATAATACATCTTCAGGACCTAAATGGCAAGACTATTTAAATCAGTTAAATGGTACTAGTTTACCTGATTTAATGAAAATACAAAAAGGATTTTCAGATGCGGGGTATGGGGCAATAAGTCCTGATTTTGGATTACAAGGATTTAATAAACCAAATCCTACTTCAGCGTCTATAGTTTTGGAAAATGATATTTACGTAAAATCTTTAAAAGATTATAACAACAAAAAAAATAAAGGTGTATATTCAGGATATAAACCTACTGGACCTCAGTCAACGTTAATACCTGAATTTCCTCCGCAAATGAAAAATTTATTTGGAAAAACATCAGGTCAATTGTTAAATGAACTTCAAAAACAAAAAGATGTATCACAACAAAAGAAAACAGAACAAAATGCGGTTGATTTGGGATGTGTCTTTAAGAATAAAACTGAAGGAGATACGTTTAGAGCGTGGTTTAATGATACTTACCCAAAATTAGCTCAAAAAAATCAATTAGATAGAAGTGGGGCGTTTTGTAATTCTTATATTAATAAGATAGCGAATGCTAATTTTAAAGAAGGTATGTTTAAAGGTAAAAAAGTTTATGATGTTTACAAAAATTTAACTGCTGATTTAAGTGAATATAATCCAAAATCAAAAATACCAAAAGTTGATATAACTGCAAAACAAGATAATACAGCAACTTACGTTCCTCAGCGTGTAAATCAAGAAATCCAACGAAAAGATTACGAGAAAAAAATGGATGAAGAATACAACAAGATTTTTGACCTATCAAAATTTCCAACCGAATTACCATTAAGTCAATATAATAAAAGAACAGGTGGTTATGGAGGTTATGAATTTGATTACTGGACAGAACCTAACACAAAAATAAAAGTTTATATACAAGGTCTAACCAAAGATGAAATTTTAGCAAATTTAATGGAGTTATATGAAGAAAAAATTAAAGGAGAAACACTTGATAAAGCATCTGGTGACCCATTAATTAAACAACTTTTTACTCAAGAAGCAATTGATTATGCACTTAATAATTGTGATGTAGAAGCGGTCTCGGGATTCCTTCAAGAAATAATTAATGGTACAAAAAGAAATAAATATGGTAATATTGTTGGAAAATATTATAAAAATTCTAAAGGACAATCTTTTATGGCAAAATGGGATTCACCAAAAATACCTTGTGAAAGTGCGTTTTGGAATGAATACGGATTATATATACAGTTGGGTGGTATGATTGCCGTGGCATTATTATCAGGTGGATTGAGTTTAGGCCCAACTTCCGCATTACTTGCCGAGTTAGCCGCTGACACGGCACTTAATTTATATTCTTTAAAGAAAAGTGTTGAAGCCCAAGATAAAGATGCGATTAAAATGGATTTAGCATACGTTTTCTTACCATTATTAATGGCGTCGGCACCTGTTAAATCGGCATTAAAATCTGCAAAATTTGGGGATGACGTTATACAGTCAGTCGAATCAAAATTAAAATCATTACCTCCCAATTCAACAAAAACACAAGTTGATGATTTGTTAAAAAATATGACCCCTCAAGAACAAAGAGTTATTAAAGAACTTGGTACTGAAGAGTATAAAGAAGTAGTCCAAAAGGCAAGTGAAGATGTAATGAACGGTATTAAGAAAACCTCTAAAGCACCGATAGGTAGAAAATTATCTAATCCTTTAATTAATATTTTAGTTTATGGAACACCTGCTGTTACATTTTTAGTTAAAAAAATTAATGACATTTTTAATCAAAAAATAGGCAAAAATATTAATGAGGAAGAACAAAAACTTTGGGAGTTAGCCCTTTCATATTTTGATGAAACAGAACAAAATAAAATTTTACAAACTATAAGTTCTTTAGATAATCAAACAATGAATCAAATTAAAGCAAAATTTGAATCAGGTAATCTCGGTATTGAATGTAAAAAGGCAATTAATGAGGTGATTTCAGGTGGGAAAAAAGGAGTTGACGCTGAAAAAGAAATGAAAAAACTTAATGAAAATTTAAGAAAATTAGATGAAGAATTTTTAAAGAGTTTAAATTTAGAAGACGAAATACAAATTTCTGATGAACCAATTACAAATTAAGATATATTTATAAAAAAAAGAAAAAAATGAAAAAAGAAATTTTATCAGAAATCAATAGATTTAGAGAAATAAGTGGTTTACCGTTGTTGGTTGAAGGAAAAATACCTTCTTCATTCATTGAAGATTTGGCTAAAATTTTTAATAAATCATCAGATGAGCTATTTGTATCAATTGAAAAAAAAGAAATACCTTCATTAGAAAAAACACTTAAAAATGCTTTGGGTGATGATAGTGTAGTTTTTGCGAAAAATCTACAAAAATTAAAATCTGGAACTTTATCACCAACATTAGAGGATAAATTGTTAGCATCACTAATAAGAAGTAGTGATAATAAAATTAAAAATTTGGTAGAAACTACTTTTATAAAATCAAATCCTGATTTGAATAAAATTATCAGTAGATTTACAAAAAGAGCTGATGGTTCATATTCTGAAATTAAACCAGGGTTAACTTATGACAAATATATTAGTAGAATGTCTCCTGAACAATATACGGAATATGTAAAATTACAAAATCAGTTAATTGACGCAACTGATTTAGGAGTACAAATGAAAAAATATTTAAAAGAAAGATTGGCATCTGAATTATCATCACTTAAAACTAAGTCAATTACAACTCCTTCGGTTGAAAATATGTATAAATTATACGAAATACAAGCCAAAAATTTAGGTAAAAAACCAATTACTATGTCCGATTTAAAACTTATTGAAGATGATATAATTAATGCTGGAGTGACAAAACAAGAAATGATTGACTATATGATTAGGTTAAGTGGTGATGATAAAAATTTTTTAGAAAAATTAAAAACTTTTAGACAAGGTAAGAAAGAATTTGAGGGTATGGCCGGAGATTCTGTTGACGGAATAAAGAAAGGTTTATCAGATTGGAAAAAAGGTTCGTTGTTGGTGTTAGGACTTGCATTATTAGGTGGTGGAGTTTGGTATAACTGGGATAGGCTTAAATATGGTTCAAATAAAGATGTATGGAAAGAAACCTATCAAGAGGCATTTAGTGAGTTACCTGAAAATTTACAAAATTTTATTATTACTAATTATGCTGGCTCTGCAGGTAGTGACCCAAACATTAAAACAAATATCAAAAGTTTATTATTTGATAATGATGTTTTAACTATTATATTTATGGATAATACAAAAAATATTATTAAAAAAGTAACACAAGGAAAGAATGAATATTGGTCCAAAGTAGAGGGTGAGTCACCTAAACCAGAAGAAATTCCTCTGACACCTGAACAAGTTAAAAATGATTTTATAACATCGTATGGTGAGGGTACTCCTAAAATTAAAAACATTAATTTTATTGATGAAAAAAATTTAACAGTTGAATTTGAAGATGGTACATCATTTCTTTATAATAAAAATTCAGGAATATGGCAATAAAAAAATATATAGTAGAATCTAAACCTCAGGTTACTGGTGTTAAACCTGTAGTTGGAGGAGGTAAATCTAAAGATATATCTGAAGATAATAAAGATAAACCTGTAGTTGGAGGTAGTAAGCCTGTAGTTGGAGGTAGTAAGCCTGTAGTTGGAGGTAGTAAGCCTGTAGTTGGAGGTAGTAA